AACTCAAAAATTAGTTTTGGTTCATCTGATATAACTACTTTATATGCCATAAAAAGATTAGCTTCAGGTGAAAGAATTGCAAGAGGTAAATTTGGATATATTTTTTACAATGACCCAAATATCACTAGCTTCTCTACTGCTAGTAACCCAGCTCAAATGTTTAATTATTATCCAGCAGGTTTTATGCCCTCTTCTGATCAAAGTGGTGTAGCTGACGGATCTAGAGTTCCTGCATCAGGATTTTTTAATGTGCATAATTACGGTACAACTAACTCAAACAACGATGGGCACACTAGAAGAATGAAACCGGGAGCAGCTTTTGATTTAATTAAGGGTGAAACTTTAACTGAAATCCGGGCAAGATTTAGAGATCCTAATACGGCTAAAATGACTGAAACAACATTTGAATTATTTCATTGGAAATCACAAAGTATATCCAGTTCACATGCATCAACGAGATATGGAGGTAAATCTATACTTGCACCTAGATTTGATACGACAGGGTTATTTGGAGTAGAGGATCCTGATAGAACATCTGTATCAGATCGTGCAAACCACTCGGCTAGAGTTGTTGATAGCAGTAATAATATAATCGGATACGTTCAATTTCAACCAGAAACGGCAAGCTCTAAATCAAATGGGGATGGTGTTATGATATTGAGTAATTCTGAGATAGCAAAAGCAGGTGTAGGGGTTTCAGCTGGGCAACAGTTATTTTTTGATAACGCAAGTTCTGGAGACAGTATAACTTTATGTGATAATGATGATATAGAAAGCGAGTTTCCATTTAGAGCACAAGCGGTAGGACAAGAAAGACAAATTGCTAGAATGGATTTTGGAACTAGTGTTAACGCTAATGATATTAGAGCGGCAGTGGCGTCTAGATTTGCTCAAAAAGGCAGACAAAAAGTAAGAGGTAGATTTCAAATAGATGGTAAATACCCTTTTCAAAGTATGGATACACAAATTACAGGGGATGATTCTGTAACAACAAGCTCTGCTGGAGAAAAAACAAAGGTAGTATTAGTAGATAATAGTATGTCAGGTGGTAGTGCAACCGAAGCAGTTATAACATTTGATGGCTCAGGATCGGGTACGAGTTCGTATGAGGGTTTTGGATTAAGAGCAGGGCATACTATAAATAAGTTAACAGGTCAGAATGGTACGTCTAGTGATACTTATGGATATTTAGAAAAAGTAACACCTAAAGAATTAACATTTTTAATTACAACTGGAAGTATATCTACAAATGACTATATTAGAGTTAATGTTCCTGTAAGAGCAGGACATAATATTAATGTAGAATCATTCCCACATAAAATAGGAACTACAGGCAGTAATGTTGCTGGATCAGCGATGATTACATCAATAGAATATACGGAAACAGGTAGTAGAGCATACACCCATATTGAAACTATAGCTCATAATAGTCAAGAAACACAAGATATAGTAGCAGAAACTAAACCAGACATAGGTGATTTAGATGAACAAACTGACGATGATTTTGGCGGACTTCCATATGGATTTGAAGCAGGACCACATTTTACTGGTAAGTTTGCAGCTGGAGACACGGGAGGAAATGACACAGACAAAGCAATCAGTTATACTAGCGGCACTCTATATATAGGGGGAGAAAACTTTGCAATAGCTGCAGATGATAGCGATAATGGATCTGTAGGACTTGGTACAACATTAAATGTTACAGACGGTGACGCAGACGGGGAACCTAATACCAGAGCAGTGGTTTACTTTGAGCCTGCACGTTCTAAAACAAAATTTATTATTGAACATGAAGATACATTTGAACAAAGAAATGCTGCAGAAGGTAGAATAGCTGCCGGAAACTTGCGAGTTCCTATAGGTATAAATAGAGTATTATTAGGATATGCTTATGGATCACCTTCAGGAGATACAGCAATATTTACGCCTGTTAACGATTTTACATTTGCAAGAGCTAATCAATCTGATACAGGGGGTACAAATGCTGATACAGGTCCAAAAATACAACCACAAATTAGCCCTAATCAATACGGACCAGTAATAAATGGTAATTGGATTCCAGCTATAAATGATCAGTATGATTTAGGTAAAAGTGCTGGTGGTGTAAATAGAAGATGGGACGATGTGCACGCTACAAATGGCACTATTCAAGTATCTGATATTAGAGATAAAGAAGAAATACAACCGATACAACTAGGTTTAGATTTTATAAAAGATTTAAATCCTGTTACATACAAATGGAAAAGAAAAAAAGAACATAAACTTGATCAAGTGCATTATGGAATAATAGCTCAGGAAACACTTGAAGCTTTGAAAAAATACGGTATAGACTCCAATGAAGACTTTGGGGGTATAACGGGTAATGATGAAGACCATTATGGTGCTAGATATACAGAGTTTGTAGCGATTCTAATAAAAGCTGTGCAAGAGTTATCTGATGAAATAGATAAACTAAAAAATGAAGGCGAAGAATAAAGTAGTTAGACTGCGTAAAAATAACCCCTTCATGTCTATATCTGAAATTGCAAGACAAGTAGGGATAGATGTATCGTATGCACGCAGAGTTTTAATTAAAAATAATCTACCAACAAAGGTCTCTAAACCTAAACCTGTGGTATACTGTAAAGTATGTAGAGAGATAACTACGGACCGTGGCGGAATACATAAAGATAAGTGTAGATTTAAATGGAACAGAGTTAAATTAACATGTTATTTCTGTAGAGTGCCTTTTTACAGAAGTCGTAAAAGAGTTATGCAGGGATATAGATTAAAATTAAAAAATGTTTATTGCACACAAGCGTGTTATCAAGCATACAGAAAGTATAAAAAAAATGGAAATCAATGACGATTTAATATTACAATGGGAACCAAAGATAAATAAGATGTTATCTAACATTTACATTCAAGGATATGATCGAGATGACCTTGCCCAAGAACTTAGATTGATAGTTTTAAAAGCTGCAAAATTATATAAACCAAATAGAAACGCAATATTTCATACTTATTTACACACAGCTATGGTAAATAGACTAAAAACGCTGTGGATGCAAGCTAGTAAAAAACTTCATGGACAAAGTTTAGATGCTACAACAAGTGACTCTGATGGAGAAAATAGTTTTAAATTAAGTGACTTTGTAAAACAGTTAGATGAAAACTTAGATGAGGTAGAATTTATAGATTATTTAGAGTCTTTAGATTTAGATGACGGTGAAAAACAATTCTTAAAAGACAAATTTATGAACAGGACTATGAAGGATATAGAACAAAACCTAAAACAATTAACAAAAGTAAACACTGTCAATGGTGAAGAAAGTGTGGTAAACTACTCCATATACAAAGTAAAAAAATCTTTGAGAAACAAAATTAACGAAGAGAAATAGTATTGGAAAACTTTAATTTTATAGAGTCCGCAGTCATTTTTGGATTGTGTGATGCGGGTAATTATAAACAATTTACTTACAGTCCTAAAGACTTTGCTGAGCATGGTAAAGCATATGAGTTTATACAATCGTATATAGATGATTACAAAGATTTTCCGACAGTAGAAGTATTAAAAGAAAAATTTGACTCTTTAAAACTAGATGCACAATCAGTAAATTTTAATTATGCATTGAATGAATTTAGTAAACAGGTTATGTTTAGGCATATTATATCTGTATTCCAAGACAATAAACCATTATTGACTGATAACCCTAAAAAAGCATTGGGATCTATAATGGATAATTTAAATGATATTGAGATACTACATGATTCAGATGTAAATCAATATGATACAGGAGATTTAGATAGATACGAGGAATGGAAAAAAAGAAGCTCTGTTAGACAAATGGGTGATGGTATGATTGGAATTAGGACACCTTTTCATTTGATCAACTCTACGGGTGTGGGATGGCAGAAGGGTGATTTGATCACTGCATATGCTAGACCTACAGTTGGAAAGACATGGTTATGTTGTAAATTAGCTTCAGATGCAATCCTTAGTGGTTATAAAACTTTATTAGTATCTACTGAAATGCCTGTATCATCGATTTCTTTAAGGATGGATGTGCTATTAGCACACTCTCAAGGCTATGATTTATCGCATACAGCACTTAGAACTGGGCACAGTATTGATGAAGAAACATATAAAAAGTTTTTACAGGAGACTAACTTTAAAAATTTACTAGTATGTGATCACATTAGTGGGGAAGATAGCATATCCTTACCAAGTATAACTAACTTAGTGCGTAAGTATAAGCCTGATGTTTTGATTATTGATGGTGTATATTTAATATCAACACAAGATAGAAACAAAGCGGCATGGGAGCAATCACACTCACTATTTTATGGTCTAAAGACAATGGCATTATCAACTAATACCACTGTTATAGCATCAACTCAAGCAACGAGGGATGCCGCTAATATGTATACACAACCTACAGCTAGTCAAGTTGCGTTTGGAGATGCTCTAATCAGGGCATCAGATGTGGCGATATCTATGTGTATGGTTGAAGAAGAACCTAAATTAAGAGAAATAGCATTCCAAAAATATCGAGATGGGGACTTAGGTGGTAGGGATACGCAATTTGTATGGGATGTTGACAAAGGTAGAATAGAGGAGGACAATGAGTCGTTTATCTAATAAATTTAAATGTGGTAAGTGTTCTGCAAATGGCACTTTAAAAGTAGGGATTACTATTATTGATCCTAATTCACTATTGTTAAAACCAGTTTTAGGATTAGTAAAAAATGATCCATACTGTTTTCAGTGTGGCATGACATTCCCTGAAGGGTTTTGGAGAGAAAAAGATGGTTTTATATACAGAATACAAAAGAAGTAACGTGGATTGGGCAACAGCATTAACGGACATTGGATTATCTATCCCTGTAGGAGATAGTCAAATATCTATATTATGCCCTTTTCATCAAGATACTACAGAATCATGCTCTATAAATATAGAAAAAGGTGTTTGGATATGTTTTGCAGGATGTGGGCAGGGACATCTTAAGGGGTTCATAGCAGATTATAAAGGCTGGTCTTATCAACAAGTGCGTGATTTCTTAGACAACTACAAAGGGAACTATAAAGATGACCTATTTGATTTTACTATAGTTGAAGAAGATAAACAATTACCTGAAGTAGAAATACCTTACACATTAGGAGCTGTGCCACCATGGATATTTACTAGAGACTTTACTAAAAAAAGCATGAGAAAGTGGCAGTGTGGTGTAACAAGTAGGAATGGTCTTGTGCTACCAATGTTTGATAAAGATGAGAGAACTGTGGGATGGGCGATTAGACAAGAAAAGGCTATCCCTAAATATTTATATTCTAGAGGACTACAGAAATCAAAGATATTGTATGGGCAGCACTTGATTACTCCATCAGATACACTGTGTGTTACTGAGGGTCCTTTGGATACAATGTGGTTAGACCAGTTAGGATTTAAATCTGTGGCTATATTGGGTGCGATTATGTCAAGGAAACAGCAAGAATTGTTATTGACATTACCTGTAAAAGAGATTATACTATGTTTAGATAATGATAAAGCGGGGACGATTGGCAGAGATAAAGCATTAGATATGTTACGTGGTAAAATAACATTATCATACATCAAAATTCCTAGTGAATATAAAGATGTGCAGGATATCAGATCTTATGATATACTAAAAAATGTAATAAACAATAGACGATACTGGTAAGGAGGATACATGTCTGGAATCAGTATGATACAAAACAATATAAACAGTAGGACTACACGAACTTTAAACACTGAAAGTAGTGGTAAAGAAATTTGGTTGAAGGACGGAGATCAAGTATTTATGAAGTCTATCGCATCAGGCGATGAAGGCGATATATTTTTAGACGAGTTTTTCGTATACGAGTTTCAAAGCGGTGTGGATAAAAGCTGGAGAAGCGTATTAGTAGTTAACGGAGAACCTGTTGATGAAGTACCAAGTGAAGCTATGTATTGGGAAGATAACGGTAAAAGAAAACTCCCTAGACACAAATTTGCACTATGGGTGTACGTTACTGAGATCTTACACGCAGAAAAACGTGAAGACTCTTGGGAAGAAATTACTAGCCCTACAGGTAATACACTTTATAAAGAAGTTGTTAATGACTTTAAAGTAATGACATTATCTTTTGGTGCTAATAATATAAACTGGAATCAATTAGTAGACATATATGGGGACAATGGTGCTCTTAATAAGTCTGTAATTAGAGTAAAAAGAAGAGGTGCTAGTTTAGATACTACTTATACTATCACATCTACTAATGGTAGCATTGAACTACCAGAAGATAAACAAGCAGAGGTGGCTAACCTCACACCGATCAAAGAGTATGTAGCTCAAAGATACGGTAAATTTGAAGCATCTGACACATCCGTACCTGCTAATGCAGTTACAGTGGATGATGAAGATGACGATATGCCCTTTTAATGGGGACCTCCATAACTATGCAGCCCTCAGTTGATGTCCTACTGGGGGTTGCGACTAATCCAATGATAGTAACATCCGACACATTCCAGAAAACTATAGATTTATTTAATAAGTCAACTAGCACAGAGTGGATTATTGACGTTGAGACTAATGGATTAAATCCTTATGACATGCATCAACTGTGTGGTATAGGGATTTCTACTACAAATAATAGTGATGACATATATTACTTTCCATTTAGACATCAATCAGATGAACCTAATTTATCTCAACT